GCGATAATAGTTGAGGTTGTTTTACCTAACCCCATATCATCTGCTAAAATAAATCTTTTACTCCCTGCTAATTTCTCTATGGCCTCTATTTGGTGTGAAAGTGGTGGTCTATGGCTATACTTTGAGTAATCAATATCAACTTTTTCTACCGTGTGAGTTTTAATCAAGGCTCCTTTAGGTACCCAAAAGTCACTTAAATGTTCAGAGTCAAAAAACTTTCCCCAAATATGATAAGATTTTTCTTTTTCTACCAATAGTTTTTCTACGTAGATTTTATCGGGAACCTCACGAAACAATTTTTCATCCGCAAACTTTCTTGCAAAATAGGGGTCCAAATCAACCCACTTTTTGGCAACCCTTGGTTTTTCGTTATGATATGTGATAATATAATCTGATTGTGTTCTTGTTGGAAAAAACTTTTTATTAACCAAATGTTGTTGTTTTAATTTCAATATAAAATTATTGCCTCCTTCATAAGAAGATAAAATATCAATCGCCTTTTGTTCTATTGAGAATACGTTTTCCAAAAAAATTGTTTTATAAACAAAAATAAGTGAATAACAAATATTTATCAATATTATGTCTAAGAAAGTCCCAATTACGAGATTAGGTAAATTTTTTGGTTCCGAAGACTACGATTTGGACATTGGTATGGGTTCAGAGTGGTTGGAGGGGGACATGAATTTTACTTTGGTATTATATCGTGTCAACAGAATCAAAACAAAAAAGGATGATGTCTATGGTGAAACGACCAAAGACGGAGTCCAATTTGATACACCAATAGAATTTAAAGGTTATGTGCAAGTTGCTGCTCCGACAAATAAAACCTACGGTAATTCAAAAATCGAACAAACAGAACCAGGTAATCTTAAAGTATCTGTGTACTCAAAACATCTAGAGGAGTTGGGTGTTGATATCGCATTTGGTGATTATATCGGATATTATGAGTCAGAAACAAGAGTTAGATATTATTCTGTGATAGATGATGGTCGTGTTGTTTCAGATAACAAACACACTTATGCAGGATACAAACCATTTTACAGAACAATAACCGCAGCCCCTGTTACGGATAACGAATTTAGAGGATTATAAGATGGCTTTCCCAAAAAAGATAAAAAAAAATCTACCCCTAACACAATCTAAAACTCTTTACCCAAGACGGGAAGAGTTATTGGAAAAAATTAATCAAGATGGTACATTCTTACCTAAATCAATATTACACGCCGATTTAGACCGTGGTTTCTTAGATTTTGTTAAAGATGAATTATCGTTATCGGTAGATGGAACTACCGTTCCAGTTGTTGACATAATTATAACCACACAAAATTGGGCACAATTTACTGAAACTTGGAATTTTGTTGATTTAGATTTTAATGTTAGTCCTCCTTTTATTACCACAGTGAGAGTTCCTGAAGTTAAATTTGGAACCAATCCCGCCACAAAATATAATATACCAAATAGAAGACAGTATTTTTATGCGACAGTCCCATCCTGGGATGGTAATAGAGTAGGTGCTGACGTATATAAAATACCACAACCAATTCCCGTTGATATTACTTATCAAGTAAAAATTATTTGTAATAGAATGAGAGAGTTAAATGAATTTAATGAAATCGTCTTAGGTAAATTTGCGTCTAGACAAGCCTACACAACGATAAAAGGACACTATATTCCAATTACATGGAATAACATAACTGATGAATCTGTTTTGGATTTGGATAAAAGAAAGTATTACGTCCAAAGTTATGAATTTTTAATGCAAGGTTTCTTAATTAATGAGGACGAATTTACTGTTTCACCAGCGGTTAATAGATTGATTCAGATTATGGAAATCGATACTAGTAAATCGAAAAGAGGTGCGAAGAAAAAACTCAATACAAATCCGAATATTTACGACTCAACGTACGTATTTCCATCAGGTGTAACAGAAATTACAAAAACATTCGAACTTAATGTGAATGTGAGTTTACAAAGTGATGTTAATGTTTTAAACTACGGCGTTTATGTAAATAATAGTTATTATGGTCAATCATTATTAACCATAGAATTAAATAGCGGAGATTCGCTAAAACTTGTAGTAACCAAAGATGATAACTCCAAAAGTTCCGAGTTAGTTTTCAGTACTAAAATTTTTTAATTTTCCCCGTAAACGTCTTTTTTTTCCGAACATTTTTCACGAATAATATTCTCCAAAAATTTGTAGATTTTAATACCTCTTTTTTCGCAGTATTTTTTTAAAATGTCGTGAACTTCTTCGGAAATTTTCAAATTCTTTATTTTAGTATCGTCTGAACCCATAAGTAGAAAAAAGGAAGAAAATATTCTCCTTAAAATATAAATACTTCGACATAAGTAAAGTTTTTTGCTAAGAATGGTAATATTTATAGGAAAATAAATAAAAATAAAAAATCTAATAAATGGCATCTAATTCAAAAGTGTTCGTTTCACCCGGAGTGTATACATCCGAGGTGGATTTGAGTTTTGTAACCCAAAGTGTTGGAGTTACAACATTGGGTATTGTAGGTGAAACTCTTAGGGGTCCTGCATTTGAACCAATATTCATTAGGGATTTTGATGAATTCCGACTTTATTTCGGTGAAACGTCACCCGAAAAATTTGTGAATACACAAATACCTAAGTATGAAGCATCTTACATTGCTAAGGCTTACTTACAACAATCTAATCAACTTTTTGTTACAAGAGTTCTTGGTTTATCAGGATACGACGCAGGTCCGTCTTGGTCAATTATGACTGTAGCAAACGTTAATCCGGATACCGTTGGGTTATATTGTAGCAGTTCGGTTACGGTTAATTGTGAATCTACTTGTGTGGATTATTTAGATATTCCATACACTGTAACTTTCACAGGTTGTAATAATTCAGTTTCATCAATTGGTTTCAATACAAGTTTTCCAGGAAATATCCAAAGTATCTTAGGGACAACTTATGAGAATTTTAATGGAACTTTTTCAACCCTTTCATCAGATATTAAAAATCAAATTTTTAATATTTTAAAAACAACATCAACAAGTGGGTCATCAATTAACTATTTCGGTTCAATACCTGAAACAGGTTATTCAGGTTTGACGGCATATACTTCGGGAACGAATGTATTTAGTGTTCCTGATGTAAATCTTACCGATTCAGATTTAACTTCAAGATTAAATGATGCTTGGTATTATGCATTGTTCACAAACAATGGTAATAACGCATATTCGGGAACATCATTTTATACCACAGTTACTGCTCTGACTCAAACGTCTACATCATCTAATTGTGCGGATTTTTTCTCTTATAGTATAAGTGGGACTTCAGGTAGTATTAATTATAATACAAATACAATATCGGTAGTGTTACCATCAGCGACGACTGTTGGTTCATTATCAGGTTTAATTTCTACCTTTAGTGCTTGTACCACAGGGATTACAGTTTCAGGTGTAACTCAAGTAAGTGGAGTAACATCAAACAATTTCAGTGGTGGAAGTATAATTTACACTTTAGTCTCTCAAGATGGGACTGTAATCAAAACATACACAGTTAATGTATCGATTTTAAATCCTTGTAATCCTGTAACTACAGGTAATACAGGAAATGGAAATGTTGGGGCAATAACTACTTGTTATTCAGGAACTGTTGCCGGGGTACTTTATTATTACACAGGAACATCTTTTACTCAATACGATAATATGGCAGTTGCTACTTTAAGGTCTCGAGGACTGGCAACTTATGGAGATGATGACGGTGCAGTTTATGAAGTTTCAGGAACATCTGACGTTAAAATTGTATGTACAGGCGCTTATTCAGGAATAACTAATAATCCAAGAGCAACTTTTGTTATATCAGGTATTACAAACGATAGTAAGACATTCAGTTTTGAAACGTCTCTATCAACATCAAACACAAACTATATGACTAAAGTATTTGGGTTATCTAATTTTGATAAACCAAGAACATCAATTCCATTATTTGTAGAAGAGAGATATCAAACATTATTAAACTACGGTTATAACAAAGGATACATTAGAGGTCTTAATTGTAATATCTTGTCTTTAGATAGTGCAAGAAGTGCTCAGTTAGATTCTATTGGTTATTATTTAGAACAATATCAAACACCTGAAACACCTTGGTTAGTTTCCGAATTAAACGGTGGTGTTGTGGAAAGATTGTTTAAAATTATGACAATCTCCGATGGAAATTCCGCAAACAAACAACTTAAAATTTCCGTGGCGAATCTATCATTTGTTAATATGACATTTGATTTAATTATAAGAGATTTTTATGATACTGATAGTAATCCTTCCGTTTTGGAAAAATTCACTAACTGTAGTATGGATTCTTCTTTAAATAACTATGTTGCTAAGAAAGTTGGAACTAAAGACGGTGAATACGCATTGTTGTCTAAATATATAATGTTGGAAATTAATGCTGACGCATCAGTTGATACTCTACCTTGTGGTTTTGAGGGTTATCAGACTAGACAATATAGTACGAACACATCACCATTCCCTGTTTATAAAACTAAATACGATTTCCCTGGCGAGATTGTTTATAACCCTCCATTCGGAACATCCACAGGGGCGGAAGACGCAATTAGAAGTTCAGGTGATAATGTTAGAAGAACCTATTTAGGATTCTCAACATCTATTGGTTTTGACGAAGATTTCTTTGACTATAAAGGTAAACAACCTGTATTGGATTTATGTAGTCCAAGTGAACCATCTAATTGGGTGGTTAAAACCAGAGGTTTCCATATGGATATTAACGCTAGTGCAATTACGATTGCGGATAGTTTCTCAACATCAGGAACACCAGCATTTTACGTAGGTGATGCAACATTCCAATCAGAACCTGAAGATTCAACAAGTCCTTATTATAAGTTGTTCTCTCGTAAGTTCACTGTAGTTCCTTCCGGCGGATTTGACGGATGGGATATATACAGAGAATACAGAACAAACGGAGATAGATTTGTGTTAGGGGCTGCAGGTTATAGAAAAGGAGCTTGTCCGAGTGATAGATACCCTACCGCATCTGGTTGGGGAGCGTTCCGTCAAATAACTATAGGACAGAATTCTGTTGATTGGGCTAACACCGACTATTACGCATACTTGTTAGGTATACAAACTTTCTCTAACCCTGAAGCGGTTAATATTAACGTATTTGTTACACCGGGTATTGATTATGTAAATAATTCTAATTTGGTAGAAAGTTCTATCGAGATGGCGGAATTCGATAGAGCGGATTCTGTTTATATCACAACAACACCTGACTACAATATGTTCGTTCCAAATTCAGGAATTGAGGCAGACCAAATATTACCTGAAGAAGCGGTAGATAATTTATACAATGCAGGTATAGATTCTAACTACACCGCAACATATTACCCTTGGGTGTTAACTAGAGATACTGTAAACAATACACAAATTTATATCCCACCAACGGCTGAGGTTACAAGAAACTTGGCGTTAACTGACAACATCGCGTTCCCTTGGTTCGCCGCGGCAGGATACACAAGAGGTATTGTAAACGCTATCAAAGCAAGAAAGAAACTTACTCAAGAAGATAGAGACACTCTATATAAAGGTAGAATCAATCCTATCGCAACATTCTCTGATGTCGGTACAGTAATTTGGGGTAACAAAACACTTCAAATAGCGGAATCAGCATTAGACAGATTAAATGTTAGAAGATTGTTACTACAAGCTCGTAAGTTGATTTCAGCGGTATCTGTTAGATTGTTGTTCGAACAAAATGACGATGTAGTAAGACAGCAATTCTTGGACTCTATAAATCCAATTTTAGATTCGATTAGAAGAGATAGAGGTTTGTATGACTTTAGAGTTACAGTTTCATCTTCTCCTGAAGATTTAGACAAAAACCAATTAGTAGGTTCAATTTATATAAAACCAACTAGGTCACTCGAGTTCATAGACATAACATTCTACATAACTCCAACAGGTGCATCATTTGAAAACATATAAATTATGAAAGAGAATAAGAAAACGAAAGAAGTTAATAAAAAACCTAAATCGATTGTTATAAGTGAAAAACAATTAGAGAGGTTAATAATGAAACTTTCAAAATAGATTTAAGAATTAGGTAGAGGGTGTTAATTCACCTTCTACCTTTTTTTACTATTAGATATTTATAATTATGAAAAATTTAAGAGGTGTTATAAGAAGAGTTCTTAACGAAACTAAGTTAAGAACATATATGAAGGATTGGGATGATAATATTCTTCATATGCCGACTAAAATAAAAATGGATAAAAAGGAGGATGGGACTTGGATTCCTGTTGAGGTCTCAACTAGAGATTTTGCAGAATTAAGAAACGACCCAGATTATAGACCGAGAAATAACAATGCATCGGACGCCTTTAGAGATTTTAAAGACTCAGAACCTTTTTTAAGAGATGTTAAAATCGCACTAAAAAATAAATCATACGCACCTAGTTTTGACGACTTCAAAGAAACTCTTATATATGCTGACCCATTTGCAATAAACACGGCGAGAGGACACAAACCACAAATTCTTAGACAAGGTGTTATGATAGTTATAGACACCTTTTCAAAACAAGAAAAGGAAGAGATGTTAAATAACATAAGAGAAAGTTTTAAAAAAGAAAAACGGTTTCCAAAATCAATATCTGATAAATTAGATTCAATGTCGCCAAACCAACTCATAGATTTATATTTAGATGAGAAGGGGGAATATTATTCGGTTTCCTCAGATGAGTTTGGTCGAAGAATGGGATTAGATGTTTCGGGAGCGTCTGCAAATCCTGAACACGCAAAAAAAGTTGCAATAGCTGACTTCGTAAGAAAAATATGGGGTGAGATGAATTACTGGATTAATAGTGGATATAGTTCAATATCATTTGGTTTTTCAGATGATGATAAGAAAAATGTAAAAGCTGCAATAGAATTCTTAAAAGATGAATTATCTAAGCAGTATCCAGAAATACATTTTGTTGTTTATGATACATCAGAAGGAAATAAGAATAAAATAGTAATAAGTAAAAGCAAACTAGAACCGGAACTAGATAAGAATATCCGAAAAAAAAATAAAAGTAAATAAAAAAATCTTCAGAGATATATTTATAAGATATAAATAAAAATAAACAAAATTAAAAAAAAATAAAATGGCTGATTTGTTAATGAAAATGCCCTTACCGTATGAACCTAAAAGGAATAATAGATTCATTTTTAGATTCGCCGATGATTTGGGTATAAACGAGTGGTTTGTAGAAGCTGCTGCTCGTCCTAAAATTAAAATAAATTCGGTAGCAATTCCATTCTTAAATACAGAAACTTATGTTGCTGGTAAATTCAATTGGGAAAACATCACTGTTAAATTAAGAGACCCAATTGGACCGTCGGCAACTCAAGCGGTTATGGAGTGGGTAAGGTTATGTGCTGAATCAGTAACAGGTCGTATGGGGTATGCCGCAGGTTACAAAAAGAACTGTTGGGTAGAGATGTTAGACCCAACAGGAGTTGTTATAGAAAAATGGGAACTCCAAGGAACGTTCATATCAAATGCGGATTTCGGAAGTGTAGGTTATGCAGATGATAAACTAGTTGAGATTAGTTTAACATTAGTTTACGATAGAGCAATTCTACTATACTAATATTTACAATTTTTTTTATAAAATTACTTTTCTAACCATAGGGGCATAAAATCCCTATGGTTTTTTTTATGGACCAAGCATCGGCATACGGACAAATGAATTTTAACTTACCACACGATGTGGTTGAGTTACCAACAAGAGGGCAATTTTATAAATCTAAAAAAAAATCAGTTAAGGTGGGGTATCTTACCGCAGCTGATGAGAATATTATTGCAAACTACTTGTCGGGGAATAAAACTAAAGATGGTTTAGCCCTTTCATTAATAAGGAGTAAATTGTATGAACCCGACTTGAGACCTGAAGAGTTATTGACAGGTGATGTTCAGGCGATACTTTTATTTTTAAGAAACACTTCTTTTGGACCTGACTACTCCTTTAATGTAACAGACCCTGCGGACGGAAGAAAATTCGAAGGAACTGTATTATTAGATGAGGTCAATCTAAAAAGGACAGAATTCCAACCTAATGAGAATGGAGAATTTGTAACCAAACTACCAAGAACAGGGGTTGAGGTAAGTTTGAGACCACTAACATTATTCGAATATCAAGAAATTGGAGATAGGTCAGAAACATACCCAACAGGTATGGTAGCCCCAAAAGTAACTTGGACTCTTCAAAAAACGATTACATCAATTGATGGGGACACCGACAAATCAAAAATCGTTCAATTTATAGAACAAATGCCCATTATGGATTCTAAACACATTCGTAAATTTATGGATGAAAATGAACCATCTTTAGACTTAAAAAAAGAAGTAATAGCCCCGTCAGGAGAAAAAGTAACAATTAATGTTGCGTTCGGGGTTGAGTTTTTTCGGCCTTTCATATGAGAATTCAAAGGCAATCCTGAATGAATTTTATTATTTATCAAAATTAAATCATTTAAGTTATAGTGATTTTCTTTCAATGCCAACTTATATAAGGAAATATTTAGTTGAAAAACTAATCGAGGATAATCAAAAAAAGTAATATTTCATATTTATTGAAATAACACATCGATAATTATGTTTGAAACAGGCAATCCGACACCAGACCAAAGCGCAGCAGACGCAACCACCTTCCAATATTTTATGGAACAACAATTAAGAATTGGTACTGCGTTAGGTCAATCTAGCTTAACGTTATCATCTATGGTAGCATCCTCAACTAAGTTATTCGGTATCCTGAATCTAATACCGGGTATTGATGCCACAAAGTTTATTGGTCCACTTCAAAAAGGAATTAGTACTATCGCAAATATGGCTATTAGTTTGGGTAAGGAATTCTTAGAAGTAGAGGAAACCGCATTTAAAACATTTGACACGTTTGGTGTCGGTTCAGGTAATGTAGAAATGCTCAAAAGTAGATTATACGAGGCTGGTTTAGAAATGGTCAAGTTCTCTAAAGGAGGTCTTGACTCTAACAAAGCTTTCGAACAAGCACAAAAAATGCAGGCATCATATAATTCTGAACTTAGAAAAAATAATTTCTTGGCATTGGAGACTATCGTAGACATGCAAGCAGCTAGTCAATTAACAAATGTGTCCACCGATAATTTAATAAAAGGTTTTGCGGGTGCCGGAAGAAATTTAGATAACGTAGGAGAAACTATGGAAAAGGTTGCAAAAACAATTACCAATATGGGGGTTAATGTTGCAGGGGTATCCGATAACGTTGTTAAATATATGGGGAAACTTGATATCTATAATTTCAAGGGAGGTATTGAAGGTTTATCGAGAATGACCGCAGAATCGGCTAAGTTGGGTATTAATATGGAAAAAATATTTGCAAAAACAGACGAACTATTAGACCCTGACAAAGCCATTGATTTTGCAACTTCACTATCCCAATTAGGTTTTGCGGCTTCAGAATTATCAGACCCAATTAGAGTTATGTTTTTAGCAGAAAACGACCCTGAAGAATTTACTAAACAAATTAGTAAATTAACGGAATCCATGTTTAAATTTAATGAGGAAACAGGAGAAGTAGATTTCCTAAAAGGTAATCGAAGAACATTGTTGGAATTAGTTAAAATCACAGGACAATCGGAGGAGGAACTAATGAAGCAGGGTAAAAGAATGAAAGAATTTGCAATGATTAGTGAAGAATTGAAGTTTACACCATACAGTGAAGAAGATAAAGAACTTATAGAGGGTTTGGCCAAATATAAAAAAGGAGAGGGGTTTGTTATTGAATTCACAGACAAAGCAGGAGATAAACAAGAAAAAAACATACTGGAGTTGACCGATAAGGATAGAGCCGATATAAAAGACGAGATGACAATAAAAAATACTCAGGACGCTTTAAGAAAACAACTATCAACAAATGAATTAGGTAATACAATACTTTTCGGTATACAAGGAGTATTATTACAATCGTTAGTTTTACAGAAAGGATTAGGTAATGTATCAAAAGGAGTTAGAAAAATGGGATATGAAGGAGGCAATATTGACGTTTTCAAAAACGCCTTAGCAGAAACACAAACAGTTGCCAACATTGTGGAGGCTGAAACTCTAGCAAAGTTCGGAGAGGCGTTCGGTGATATAACAAAAGATGTAAAAAAACTCATTCCCGTAAACGATGCTCAAATATCTCCTGACGGAGGTCTAATAGTCTCAGGAGCTAAAGGTCATTATTCTTTAGGTAAAAAAGATACTGTTATTGCCGGTACAGATTTAGGTGGTGATAGTGGAAAATTTAACAACTTATCATCAAACGATATGGAAGATAGGTTTGCATCTCTTAGAGACAAAGTTAATCCGGAGGTAAAAATACCAATTTCAGGAGAAATAACATTAAACCTAAATGTTACTTCAGATAAAGATATTAATAAGGAAAAACTCGAAGGAATGTTGTTTGAAGCAACAACCCTTCAAAACCTTAAGTCAAAAATTAATGAGGCGGTTTCTAATTTTAATTTAACGCCTTAAAAAAATCTTAATAAAACTATTTATTAAGAAAAAATTTAATGGCTGAAAGCACGTTATCGTTATCTAATTCATCACAGTTTAGAAATAATTTACTTGGCAGGAACTTACAACCCTACTCAGTTCCTGGTGTGTTTACCTCACCGTATCAAAATACTCCATACGAAGTTGTTCAAACAGTATATTCAGTAAGTGATTCGCCACAAATTTCATCACTATCAAATAATTTTTATCCTTTAAACCAATATGGTCCCGAAGGAGGGTTTACTGACGTTATTACTTTTAACGGACCACCACTACCAACAACTCCAAATCAAGGTGAATATAACTTTACAGATACCGAATTACCTGAAATAGGTCAGTTCTATATAAGAACCGTTTATAATACATCTAACATATGGACACCAATCGGTGGATATAGTTTTGTATACAATATACAAGAAAGCCAATTAAATAATAAAGTTTATCAACCGTATCTACCCCTATATTTTACAACATCAAATTACAGTGCTTATGAAATTTTAACGAGTATACCTACTCGGTTGTTAAGTTCGGATTCTTATTTGGCGAGATTATCTGGTAAATATTTGAAATACCACTTATCTATAAATGTTGGAGTATCAACATCTTCATCAATAAATAATAAAACAGGTCTCGCATATTTAACTGACCCATTTTCTCAATCTACTGATTTTAATAGTAGTAATATTTCTACCGCTAATGACTTCAGAATAACAATCCCAAGTGAAGATAACACATATTTAAATGCGTTAGCGGGAACATATATCCCAACATCACCAATTACCGGAGAATACTTCTCATCTCCTGTTAGGAATATTGGAACTGTAGGACAAGTAATAAACCTGTTTGCCGGCTCAAGCACCTTATTAGGTGGATTATTATCAGGTGTACCAAATAGATTTATTACACCTTCACAGTTGTTTTTAGAACAAACAGGTAACGGTCAAAAAAGTATCCTTTTCTCAAATATAAATTACAACATTTATAGACCTGCATATGGTAATAGTATTGCGGGTGGTATTACAAACAACATAGGTGCGACAGCACTAAATTCCTTAGCCGGTGTGGTTGGAACACAAGCACCGGGAACCTATTACGTAGGTTCATCAATTATTGAACCTTCGTATATTGCAAGTCCTTTGACGGATGTTCCTATCAACGCATTTGGTGAATCGATAGAGGCCCCTGTATACGGACCAACTGATTTGTCGGAGTTATATGAAGGTAATACTAGTAAATTAAATTTTGCGTTATCATCAAAACCCGGTACGAATAATACTGTCGATGGAAATTTTGTTTGGACATCCCCAAAATATTCACCGAACGCCGGAAAATTTGCTAAGCCTGGTGGTGTTGCGGGAGCCTCAGACCCGTCGTTTAGTACAAATGGTGTAGGAACACAATATAGAAAAAACGAATCAAAATCAATAAC